TATGTTATAGTTTTTATACCTTGACGAAGAATTAACTTCGACATTGGCCAAGACAAGGAGATTCATATGGCTAATACAACTTTTTCGGGTCCAGTCCGATCAGAAGGTGGTTTTACATCAGTAAGTAAAAACGCTACAACTGGAGCATTCACTACACAATCTAGTATTAATTCAAGTGGTATTGCATCTTTTGACGCTAACACAATGCCAACAGAAGCAGGTACTGGTATTACTGGTGGAACAGGAACCATTTACAGAAGTTCTGTTATGAGATCAGGTGGTATCATCACAACAAGAATATTAATAGATTTAACTGGTTTAAGATCAACTGCATCTGGCGACATCATTGGTGTAAATGGAACATCTAATGTTTGTCATATAGGTCAAATAACTGCTGCTAGAAATGGTACAATCTTAACAGGTAGTATGGAATGTTTTGAAGCACCTGCAGGTGGTGATCCAGACATTAACGTACATTCTGCTACAGAGAGCACAGGTGTTGAAGATGGAGCTATTAGTGATTTAACTGAGACATTATTGGTTAACGCTGGTGATGCAACACTTGGAAGTAAAGTTTTCTTTACTGCTGTCCCTGCCGCTGATGAGTTTTTATACTTAACACTTGGTGATACAACAGATGCTGATTACACAGCAGGTAAATTGTTGATTGAATTAATGGGTTACGAAGCTTAGTTAGGAGAGTGATATGGCAGGTCGTTCAGACGTACGAGCACTCACAGTTAGTGATGAAAATGCAGCAAGCACTACAAGAATAGCTGCTGCCGCTAGACCAACTGCAGCATTTACTTTAGCTAACACCGATCATGCGGGTGGAGCAGGAAGAAATGTGACAGTGACAACAACTGGCACTGGAGACAATGCAAAGACTGTTACTGTTGTTGGCACAGATGTTTTTGGCAATGCTTTGACTGAAGTTATTACTTCAACTAGTTCTGCTGAAACAGTGGCAGGCACAAGTATATTTTTGTCGATATCTTCAGCAACTTGTTCAGCGCAATATGCAGCAAACGTTTCTGTCGGTTCTGGATCATTATGCGGACAAGCCATTTTTGGTGGTAGAACAAGATTGAAAGGTTTTTCTGTTACATCTGGAGGCACTGCAGGTGATGTTGAATTTTTCGATGGCACATCAGAAAGCGGCACTGTTCTGTTTAAATCAAGAACAAATGGGACTGCTAATACTGTGATTGATAGAAATATACCAGACGAAGGTGTTTTGTTTGAAAGTGGAATGTCTGTGAAATACACAGTTGACGTTTCAGATATGATGACTTTCTTCTTTGCATAGGAGAAACAATGTCTAGAAAAAAAGACAAACAACCACCTAAAACTAAAAAGTATTTCCGCCCTACAAAAAAAGGGGCGGGAATGACCAAGGCTGGTGTTGCCCGATATAGAAGAGAAAACCCTGGTAGTAAATTGAAAACTGCGGTTACTGGTAAAGTAAAGCCTGGTAGTAAGGCAGCTAAAAGGCGTAAATCCTTTTGTGCTAGAAGTGCTGGTCAAATGAAAAAATTTCCAAAAGCAGCAAAAGATCCGAATAGCCGTTTAAGACAAGCAAGAAGAAGATGGAAGTGTTAGATGACAAGTAAAGAATTATTAAAAATGTTAGAAAAACACGAAGAAGTTTGTAATGCTAGATTTGATGGTATTAACCAAAAATTAAATAAGCTAGACAATAGATTATGGATGATAGTATCATTAATTATAGTTGCTAGTGGTTTGGAGCAATTAATATAATGACCATGGGTCGGTCACAAATGTCAAAACAAGTGACCAATCCACCAAGAAAGAAAAAGTGGAGTGCCAAGAGGAAAAGAAAGATCGATTGCAAACGACCTAAAGGATTTTCTGAAAGAGCACATTGTGCCGCTAAAAAAAGGAGAAGTAGTAAAAGGTAGTCCAGTTAAATATTGTGTTTACTGTAAACATAAAAAATGGTCATGCATTTGTAATAAACAAAGGAGAACATAATGCCGAAAGACGCATGTTATCATAAAGTCAAAGCCAGATATAAAGTATTCCCGTCAGCTTATGCATCAGGAGCTATAGCTAAATGTAGAAAAGTTGGTGCTGCAAACTATGGTACTGGTGGCAAAAAGAAAAAAACTAAGAAAAAAGCCGAGGGCGGTGTAATTATGTTAAATGTTGGTGGTGCAACCATGCCAAAGAATAATAGAAAACGTGCTTCTAATAAGAAAAATGTAGCACGAGGTTGTGGTGTTGTAATGAGAAGAAAAGAAACGTTTTACGCATAATGGCTGTTAGAAAAACAAAAGCTGGTTTAGCACTTAAAAGATGGTTCAAAGAAGATTGGAAAGATCAAAGAACTGGTAAGAAGTGTGGAAGACAAAAGGGTGAGAAAAGAGGTACACCTTATTGTAGACCAACTAAACGTATTTCTAAGAAAACACCTAAAACAGCATCTGAGATGACAGCGGCTGAAAAACGTAGTAGGATAGCACAGAAGAAGAGATTAGGACAGCCAGCGGGTAAGCCAAGAAGAGTTAAATCACTGAAAAGGAAAAAGAAATGAACAAAAAAACTGCACTGAATAAAGCAATAAAGGATGTAAAAAACAAAACAAAAACAAAATCTAAAACAAAAGGTAAGTTAAACCCTGGTCTTCAAGCTTTTCTAAATAAGAAAAAGAAAATGGCTAAAAATAAAAAGAAAATGGTATAGATAATGGCAACCTCGAATTCTAGAGATTTTGATCTTGATGTAGCAGAAATCATAGAAGAAGCTTATGAAAGATGTGGTTTAGAATCACGAACTGGTTATGATTTAAAAACTGCTAGAAGATCTTTGAATATAATGTTTGCGGAATGGGCAAATAGAGGTTTAAATCTTTGGACTGTTCAACAAGAAACTCAAGCTCTAACATCTGGAACTGCAACTTATTCATTGACTGCTGATTATACTGACTTACTTGAAGTCGCTGTAAGAAGAAGCGGAACAGATTTTATGATGACAAGAATGTCTCGTGGTGAATATTTAAACATACCCACTAAAACACAAACAGGTAGACCAACACAATATTATTTTGATAGAAGAACTACCCCAAGTTTAATACTTTGGCCGACACCAGAAAACAGTACAGATTCTTTGATTTATTACTATGTTAGAAGAATACAAGACGCAGACACACAAATTAACACGACAGATGCACCTTTTAGATTTTTACCATGTGTTATTGCGGGATTGTCTTACTATTTAGCAATGAAAAAAGCACCAGATAGAATACAATTGTTAAAATCAGTTTATGAAGAAGAATTTCAAAGAGCCTCAGATGAGGATGATGATAGGGTGCCATTAAAACTTACGCCTGATATTAAATTTTTGAGGGTATGATGCCAAGATTTGCGAGTGGTAAAAATGCTTACGGAATATCTGATAGATCTGGATTTAGATATAGAATTAGAGATATGCGTAAGGAATGGAATGGTGCATTCGTAGGATATGATGAGTACGAATCAAAACATCCACAATTGGAAATTTTAAGAATTAAGACAGATCCAGAGGCAATTAGAAATGCTAGACCAGATAGAACAGAGCCTGCTGTACAAACAATGCTTTTCAAAGATCCTTTTACCACGGGTGTTGCTGATTCTGGTTCAACAGTTATAACTGTATTTGAAAAGAATCATGGAAGATCGTCATCAGACACTGTTAGATTTAGAAATTGCATAGGTTTTGATGGCATTACAAAGGCAGTATTTGAAAATAGTTCTGGATATAGTATAACTGTAACAAGTACAGATAGATATACTTTTACAGTGAGTGCATCATCTACTACTGGTAATGTGAAGGGAGGCGGAGATCGAGCAAGTGCAGGTCCCGTTAGTTTAACATCATGAGTTTTACAAAAGCGACACTAACATCAGCTATACAAGATTACACAGATAATAGCGAAACAATTTTTGTTAATAATATACCTAATTTTATAAAAGCTGCTGAAGAAAAAATACTTAAAAGTGTAGATTTAGACTACTTTAGGAAAAACGTAACGACTGCTTTAACGTCAGGAGATGAGTTTTTAACAGTACCCTCTGATTATTTAGCGTCCTTTTCTTTACATATTACTACATCTGGATCTGAAAGTTTTTTATTACAAAAGGATGTTAATTTTTTAAAAGAATATACACCAAATGATGAAACAGAGGGTTTACCAAAATATTATGCAAGATTTGATGAAAATAATTTTATTTTAGCACCCACGCCTAACAGTAATTACACAATAGAACTATACTATTTTTATAGACCAGCTAGTTTAACTGCGGGTGCAGATAGTGGAACAACATGGGTTAGTACTAATGCACCTTTTGCATTACT